AACAACCGGTACTTTTTTACCGTTAATTATCTCATATCTAACTGATGGTGGTTCTGTAAATGCCATATTACTCCCTAGTTATTTGTAACACAGAAAATACAATATGTAACCTATTTCCTGTGGCTGCTGTTGCTTTTATAACCTCTCCTTCAGTAATAACAAGAGGATGTGTTAACAATTCTACTGTAGCATTGGCTGAAATAGCCTTTGTTTTAAACAAATTAAATACATTAGATGATGCATCTGTTAGTGTTAAAGTTATACTATCAGCATTACCTGAGTCCTCAGACACTAGTATTGATTTGATTATACTAGTTGTTGCAGTTGTAGATGTACCAGCTGCTGGACTTGTATAAACAACAGTTTCTGCTGTGCTTGTTAAATCTACCTTTGAATTTGTATATATATTAGCCACTTAAAAACCAAGAAAATCTCTCTTGCTCCTGTTTTAATTCATCTAAAAATGTTGAATTTAATTGATCTCTCATAATAGCCAAGGATCTATTTATTTGTTTTTGGTTAGAAAAATCATATTCTGGTTTTGGTTCCGGTATTCTTATATTAATCTTAGCCATTATCTTCTTCCATCTGGTTGTATGTCTAATCTTAAAGTTCCAAATCTCCAAGATTCACTAGCTGCATCATTTTCTATTTTTACACTGACAAATCTACCTCTAGCTCTAGTATCTTTTTTATCTGTGCTTGATGTTATAGTAAAAGGACTTAGTGCTGTTTGAGTAGAAGTTTGTTGTGGATATCTTTTTACATCTAAACTAACTTTTGCATTACCTTGTAATGTTTTAAAATCTGGTACAAATCTTCTCATAGCTAAAAATATTTCCCCCGCAACTTTTGGTCCAGATGATCTGCCCCTTGCATCTCTTTGTCTTTGCTCTAAGTCTATATCAAAAGATTCTATAAATGATGTAACAGTAGTTGTTGTACCGTTAGGGTTGACTTGATCGGTTCCCACCTCATGTTCAAAATATGTTGTTTGCCCTAAACCATCTTGACCAACAATAACTGGAAATGTGCCATCAGCTGTTGAGTCATATTTAGTTGCAAAAGGATTTGGATAAACATTTGAGTCAATCCAACTTGTTCTAGCTTCTGTTCCCGTATACCAAACTCCACCAGGAACACCTGTAGATTCACCATAATTAAATATTACATATTTATCATTATACTCAGAACTAGATGATGGGTAATACCAAGTTATCTCTGTGTATAAATTATTTAATCCAGCTGCAACTTGTTGACCTTTTGTTGTATCAAAGTCATCAAAAACAAAATCCTCTACAGTGCATGGTATGGTTTTAACTGTACCATCATATAAAAAGAAACCTTTTGGACTTAACCAAAATGCAGCACCATCTATTTCAACAACTGCGTTTTGACCTATCAATCCACAATTAGTACCAACTTGTTCTAATTGAAAGGTAAATGGTGCACCAATAAATTTCATAGTATACAAAGCATTATCTGTCCAAACTAGAATTACTTCTTTAGCTTTTAATGCTCCAATAATTTTTGTACCGTCTTGTAATCTTAAAGTTCCAGCAGTGTTTGTTGCTGATGGAGTATATGTATTTATATCTTCTTGATCCGAGAATCTTATAAACATATCGTCTTGTGTTGTGTTATCTCCGATCGTTGTTTCTGTTCCAAAGTGTAGTAAGTGTCTAGTTGTTGGTGATATTAAACTAACTCTTGTTGCAGTTGGATTACTTCCTGTTGCAAATCCAGATGTTGTTGTAGATGCTCTTGTTTCTAATGGTGTTGAAGCTCCAGCGTTCCAAGTAAATGTTTTACCATTTAATACGGTTGCAACTAATACTTGACCAAAATTATCTAATGACCATAAACCTGGTTCTAGTGTTACATCAGTTGCAGCTGCTGCTTCACCCCAATTACCATTACCCCAACCAGCGATACCCCAACCATAACCATATGATTGTGCTCTAGGTCCCACAGGTTCGTAAGGTTTAATACTTAAACTGCCTCCCGTTGATACTGTGCCATTAGCATTAGAAGATTGTGTTATTGTAAATGTGCTTGTTGTTGGAACTGTTATTACTTGAAAGTTTTTATCTTCAAAGTCAGATGCACTAAATCCTGTACCACTTGGTAATGTAACACTATCAAGCTGTACTATATCTCCGACAGATAGTCCATGTCCAGATTTTGTAATCGTACATGTTGGTGATGCATTTGTAGTTGCGATAGTTGCAGATGTTAGAGTAGTTTTTAATGGTGTGATATCATACAATTGACCTTCAAAGTATAATAATAAAAATTTATCTGTTCCAATAGCCACATACCTATTACCAGCAATATCAACAAAAGCATGTTGTGCTCTTGCTACACCTACTATTGTGTCTGTTACAAGAGATGACCAGCCACCTACTTTTTCAGGTAGTCCATATCTAAATCTTACATTATCTGAATTAATCCAACGATTCTCTGCCCCTGCTTCGGTATTTTGTTTATCTATACCTGGTTTAAATTTGTACTCAATTAGAGCCATGATCCGTGCTCCTATATCTTAGTTTTATAAGCCCAGCCTCTTGTTGCATTTACAAATACTAAAGTAAAAGCTGATGCACTTGTGTTTACCACTAGGTTAGAAGCAGCACCTAAAATATTAGAACCGTTTCTGGCTATAGTTAAATTGTTTGATGCAAAGTTATTACCACTATCTATAAAATGAACCTCTGAACCTACAGATGGTGATGCTGGTAAGGTTATAGTAATAGCCGACCCAATACCACTTCCAGACGTATCAATTAATAATTGATCACCATCTACGGCAGTATATGCGGTTGTTGGTGTGTAATATCCTTTTTGTCTTATCCCTAAATTAATATTTGTACCATCTGAATACACTAAACATTTCGATCCAACAGGTAAGGCAATACCGGTTCCAGATACTGTTTTTATTGTTAGTGTAAAATTACTAGTAGATCTAGTTGTAGCGTCTTCTACGATAAATACTCTTTCTGCAGAGTCAGGCATTGTAACTGTTCTGTTTGCAGCTAAAGTTCCTGTAAATTTAAAATATAAATTTTTACCATTTGATACAGCATGATTGGATAATGCTAATGCTACATCGCTAGATGCAACATCAACAGAAATATATCCACTAGCAGCTTGTTCTAATATCTGTAAGTTTGTATTTGTAATTGTTCCCCAGGTACCTGATTTCTCACCTGTTGTTATTAATTCTAATTTTAAATCACTTGACGTACTTGATGCCATATTTCTCCTATGGATTTAATGGGTCAATTTCAACCCATGTTTGTGATACCCCTGGAGGTATTGGGTTCCATGATATCACATCTACCGTACCTGTTGCAAGGTTTATTCTATTACCAGTTACAGACACTTGTTGATCTACTCTTGTAGTAACATTACCAATTGTTGCGTTTATTCTATTACCTGAAAGGGTAACAACTACTTTACCTATTATAGTTGGAGAACCTGTACTTAAATTAACTCTACTACCACTAACTACAGCTCTAATACTTATACCACCAGAACTTCCAAAAGGTGCTGCTGCAAAAGACGATCCTCCAAAATACATATATTACCTCGCTGTTGGGAAGCTTGTGCTATCCCAAGTCATTGAAACTCCAGGTACTATACCATCCCATTTTCTAATTAAAACATCTGATGTGTCTAGATTTACTCTAGATCCTGTAACCAATGTAGTTGCATCAGCAGTAATTGTTACTGTGCCTGATGATAGGTTTGTTCTACTTCCAGTCACAGATACTGTGGCATTTGCCGCTACATCTGCATTACCGATTGTTAGGTTTACTCTGCTACCAGTTACAGAGAAATTAGCAGCCGCAGATATTGTTACAGTTCCAGTGCTTAAATTAGCTCTAGATCCATCAGGTTCAACAGTTGCTTTTCCAACTATTGTCGGTGATCCAGTGTTAAGATTTACTCTGCTTCCAGTTACAGAGTATTTAGAAGCAAAGGTAGGCGTACCTGTATTTAAGTTTACTCTGCTTCCT